GTGTCATCTGCGATAGTGGACACAAACATCATGATACAACCATATTGCTTACCATTTTCTGCCGCATCTGACAACGTCTCACGACATGCTGCTCCTGTGGGCACTTTATATTCTAAGTCTTTATGGTCTACATATTGGTTTTTCTTCCCTGTGTATTGGTGGCTTGCTCTTGGCGTATTACTATTTGTACTTTGGTACTTTCGTAAACGAAAAGACAATTATACCATTGTTACGGAGATCAAAACAGATATGGTCACTGATGTGCGCCCTGCTTCATTTGCCCTTGGTCGACCCATTTCATCTCCTGTGGGAATTGCTCGCGTCTCCGGAGTGGTTATGGGATCCAAAGTATCTTTCTTTATCTGGCGTGATCTCTATGATCATTTGTGCACGCGTTATCTATTTCGTTCGATGTCTAGCGCTGACATGGCTGCTGAAGTGTATTCTCAGTTTCGTGCTTATAATGTACCAGCTAGATTTTGTCCAACGTGTAAGCGAATGGCGGGTGCTGGGGACAATGTCGACTGTAATCATTGCAATACAATGCTTCATGAACTTATTGCTGTTACCGTTGATTTTGCTTCCTATACACTCGCATTAACCGCTTCCGCTACCGCAATGTCGCCATTGGCTAACGCGGCACGTGACCAACATCATTTGAATAAGGTGTCACGTATGATTGTGAAGACCTTTTATCGACCAACTCGCCAAGGACTTTATGGCATACGACTATTTTTGGTCGTTTTGTTTGCTTGCCTGACGTATCGCGTCGGGCGTGTAAATTTTCGTTAAAGCGTAGCGTGCGTGTGTTGTACGGATACAGCGTGGATCTTGTCCCTCATGCTCACCTTCCACCACTTGCTGCTGAAAGAAAGCGATATCGATCTGATTTTTGCTATTCGCATATTACCGCAACAACTGTGTGTAAAGTGCGCAATTATACTGAGAGACATCATATTGTCCGTGCAACACCTGGCATGTCATGTGGCGATCTTGCACCTTTCGTTCCAAATCGCAAGGCGTCTTCCTCGCATTACATGGCTGCCACTCGTCGATTCTTGGTTGGTCCACCCGCCGAGATTTCAACTGATCATTTACGTGGGCTACGCGACCATACAAGATATTTGTGTCGTCATTTCTTACATCCACTTGAGTCAGTACCCGACTTTGACGATTGGCTGGAGAACACTCATTATACACGTGAGCGTAAGGAGGCACTGCGCGTTGTGCGCCGTGATATGGATTTGCAGCACCCAAATGTTCGTGTTTCATCATTCATTAAGAATGAGTCTTATCCATCATACAAACCACCACGCATGATTAACTCGCGCGATGATGAATTCAAATGTTTTGCTGGTCCTTTCGCTAAAGCAATTGAAGAGGAAGTATATAAGATGCCC